GAATCATCTTTTGGTGATTTTAAATTATAAATACCATAATCGACAAAATCAAGTATCCCAGTTATTACGATAGCACAATATTCATCTTTCATAATCAAAAATTCAAATTCTGAATAATCGCTATTGTTTAGAAGTGTCTTTCTTGGTGTTGAATGATGAAATTCGCTTGCTTGGATTGATATACTAAAACCTTCTCCTAATTCTATAATAGAATTTTTTGCAAACTTCACTAAAGTAGGTGATGATTTTATGTCATCTATAATTCTTTCTTTAATTAAGAATTCGAATTTATATTTTTGAGGAGGCTTTATCATTTTGTTTAGAAAGCCTCTTTGCAATAGATTCAGCTTGTGTTTTTAATTTATCTATGTCGAATGAAGTTTTGGGAGTTTTATCTTTTTTATTTTCATCACTAACTTCAACCCCAGGATGTAGAGATAAACTATACTTATGAATACCAAAACTTAATTTGAATGTTTTTTTATCCTTTACATATCCATCCCACAATGAATCACTCTTATTTTTCCAAGTTATTAAACCGGTAGAGTGGTCTTTTAGAGATTCCAAGTATGATTGAAATTGTAAATCTTTAGCCTTTTTTTTATTATCTCGCTTAAGTCTATTTTCTTTATTTTTCTCGGCTTCTATTTTTAATCTTTCTTTGTATTTCTCTCTAGCGTCCATTTTTCTTTTATTGCTTTATTATGTAATTGCGTATCGCTTAAGCTCCAAATTTCATCAATCACAACAGGACTATGAACATCGTCTAAGCTAATCCAGAAATATTTTTTTGAATCTTCTTCATTAAAACAAACATTAATCAAATTTTCTTCTTCACAAAACCCAACAGCCATAACTCTTGTATCTTTATGAAAAGTATTTTCCTCATCTAAAATCACATCTTTTTTTAAAGAAAAATATGAAACACTTACTTTAGTTGTTTCAGAATCCAAATCAACAATTGGACTAAAAAGTGAATCTAAATTTAAAGATTTTTCTTCAAGATTTTTGTTTGATTTATTGGGGAATAATATTTTTTCAATATCATTATGCATCAAAATATTGTCTTAAAATAGAACTGTTACCACGACACTTTAATGTCCTTAGTGCTCCATCTTTTATTTGTCGAACTCTTTCTCTTGTCAAATCAAGATTTTCACCAATCTCTTCAAGAGTCATAGGTTGTTTTCCTAAAAGGCCAAAATACATACAAATAACAGAACTTTGTCTAGGTGTTAATCTGGATAAAACTTTTTCCAAATCAGATTTCATAGAATCTTTATTTAGATTAAAATCCGGACTCACACTATCAGCGTTTGGAATATAATCAAGAAGGGTTAGGGCGCCATCATCCTGTGTTACTGGAGATTCTAAAGAAGTTGTCCTTCCACCCATCATTCTTATTTCTTTAACTTTTAAATCTATTTTTTCAAATTGTTTTAAAGAATCCTGAATTTCTTCGTCAGTAGGTTCTCTTTCCAGAGTTTGTTCGAGTTTGGAAATTGTTTTGTTTACCTTATTAAGAGAAGCTGTTTGATTACTTGGTATTCTAATTATTCTGGATTGTTCAGCCAAGGCCTGCATTATAGCTTGACGAATCCACCAAACAGCATAAGAAATAAATTTAAAACCACGATTGTTATCAAATTTTTTCGCAGCTTTTATGAGGCCAAAATTTCCATCATTAATCAAATCCTGCAAAGGGAGACCCATATTTTGATATTGTTTAGCGACTGAAATTACGAATCTAAGATTGCTTTCTACTAACTTAGACAGAGCTTTTTCATCTCCTTTAGCTGCTTTATTAGCAAGTGCAACTTCCTCCTTATCAGTTAAGAGAGGTATTTTACTAACTTCGTTAAAATACTTTGCTACAGAATCGCTATCTCGATTGGTTATTCTTTTGGTAATTTTTAATTGTCTCATTTAAAGTGTTTTATTTGCTCTTTGCAAATATAACGCTTTTTAAAACACTTTACCAAATTTAACCACAAGAGAAATGTGGATATTAATTCAAATATTTTCTGAGCAATTTAGATTTATTCATAACTCTAAATCGTCTCAATGCAGCTTCTTTTATTTGTCTAACTCTTTCCGGGGAGTATTCATATCTCTCGGCAATTTCAACTAAACTCATCGGGGTTTTTCCGTTTAATCCGAAGAAATTTTCAACAATATTTTTTTCTCTTGGATGTAAAGTTTCAAGAATTCTATTTATATCAGATTTAACAGACTCATCCATTAAAGAAATATCTGGACTTTCCTTATGACTGTTTTCTGAAACTAAAACATCTATAACAGACAATGAATCACTATCAGTATTTAACATAGGAGCATCATATGATTGAACCCTTCCCATTGCAGACATTAATGAATTTAACTCTTTTAAGTCAAGTTCCATTTTTTCCATAATTTCTTCATCACTTGGAGTGCGTTGAAGTTCTTGTTCTAAAATAGAAAAAACTTTTAAGAATTTATTTTGTAAACCTATTTTATTGAGCGGAATACGAATTAAACGACCATTATTAGCAATAGCATCAAGAATTGATTGTCGAACCCACCAAACTGCAAAAGATATAAATTTAAATCCTCTAGTTTCATCAAATTTTGTTCCGGCCTTAATAAGACCCAAATTGCCTTCATTAATAAGGTCTATTAAATCAACACCTCTATTTTGATATTGCTTTGCCACAGAAACTACAAAACGTAAGTTAGAACGAACCAACTCATCTAATGCGTTTTTATCGCCTTGTTTTATTAAAATAGCCAATTCAATCTCTCTGTCGTGAGTAATTAGTGGAATTTTTGAAATGTCTAAAAGATATTTCTCAACAGCTAATGTTGTTCGGTTTGTGATTGATTTTGTGATTTTCAGTTGTCTCATATTCGTTTTATGTGTGTTTAATATTAGTTATAACACTTTAAACGTAAGAATACTGATTTTGTTACAAAAAGAGATTATTTTTTATTTTGTAGATAAAAAGGCCAATCTATCCCTTATTTTAGCACAAAATAGATAATTTTCTTTTTCCAAGGCTTTTAAAAGCAAAGATTTTAAAAATTCAACGCTGGTAATTCTTTCAACATTCTGAGTAAAAACATCTTCTAATTTAACATTACTGTATCCGCTTAGAGACTCTTCTTTTTTATCTAAACCTTTATGCTCTTGCGAATAAAAAAACTCCACAGAGCCTGTATTTGCGTTTTGGAGTATATTTTGAAGTATAATGTCCTGTTCTTCAAAGCTTAATTTATTAAATCTATTAAATTCTTCTTTTTCTTTATTTAACATTTCAGATTTAACACTATAATAATCATCACACATATGCTCAATTTCTGTAGGTAATCTTGAATTTTTAATTCTTACTGATATTGTGTTTTTTGTGTTTTTTGTAGAAACATTTGTAACGCTTAATTTTCTTGTTGCAATGAGAAAACACCCGGTAACTTCATGCATAAGTCCAAGTTTATAAAATAATTCAGGATAATTTGATTTTCTTTTACTTATGTGCTGTATTACTTTATCTTGTTCATTAAGTAATCCTTCTATATCTACCACAAAATCATCATTAGGAAAAATTTTATTATAATCTATTTTGTCGGCCATATTAACATATTCTAAAACAATAAAGTAATTAAGTTTTGAAATAGAATCAATTCTATTTACACCTTCTTCTCCTCCTTTGTTTTTTATGTCAAGAAATTTTTCTTGTACCAACTTATATTCTTCAGTAAAAGACTTTGCTCTACTAAATGACACCTTCTTGATTATCTTCATGCTCCAAGAATTTATATTAAATAGGTTAAAAAGAATAGTTAATTATTCCAATCTAGCTGACTGAAAAATTTCTTTAACGTATTAAAGGACTCTTGGTCAAGCGATGTTCCAAAAACACTAGGAGGACTTTGTCTTTCATCAGTAAAGCTTACTGATAGATATTTCGTTTGTTGGCCTTTTTCTCTAAATGTAACTAAATCTACCTCAAAATTAATACCCTCTGGACTGCTTAAACAAATATATGTTGTTGTAGGTCCTTTTTTCTGTAATTCTTCTTCCATGTCTAATAATTTTAATCAAACTTAAGTAAAAACATAAAAAAGTAAATGAATAATTACAATGATACAACACCATAATACGAGGTGTTGATTTTTTTAGTTGCATATCGAGATACTAAACCTTCTCTAGGATAAAAATCCTGAACAACCGGTTCTAACTGCATAGGTATGTATGGAGTAAAAACATAACCGGCTTCCATATAAGAACTGCCTTTAAATCCTGTTAAATAATTTCTCATATCAAGAGAACAATCATTATTATCTATTCTAATTGTCTTGCCATTTTTATCATACCAATACTTTAATCCATTATTTTCAAAATCGTGTTTTCTACATTTTTCAAATAAAACAATTCTAGTAATTGGCTTTTCTTTTTCTGGATGTTTATATATTTTATATTTTTCCATAATTATTTTTCCTTACCCTTTTTTAATTCAAAAGTTAAACAAGTATTACCTTCTTCAGCAATAAATTTATTATTACAAAAAGGATAAAATACAAAGGCAGAACTTATTTTTTCAACTAAAACGGTCTTGCTAAATAGAGTAAACGTATTTCCGCTCATGGATTATTTAATTTTCTTTTACCAAGAACATCCAACATTCCAAAGACAATCTTTATTGAATGTTTCCAATATCTTTTCATTTTATTTAAATAATGCTTGGAAGAACTTTCTGTTTTTTCAAAAATAACAAATCGCGTATCTTCTCCGTGAATAATAAAGTCAAAGTCATCAGGTTTGTTAAATTTAATATCATCTTCCATTAATACTGACCTTTATTGTCTTGCCTTTGTAATTGTATGCTTTTTCGTAATGGAATAATCAACTCCTCTATTTCTTTCAAAATTTTTCTTGCTCTTAGTGCAGCGGTATCATTTTTAGTTTTTCCTATAAACTTATACAAATCACCTTCTGTTTCTATTAAAAGCTTTCTTAATTTTTGATATTGTTCATCTATGTTGTGGTCGTCGTAAAACATAATATTTATTTATCAATCTAAAATTTCTTGTTCATCTTTACTTCCTTCATTAAGACTTTTTAAATGCTTTTCAATATTTTCCATAAGCATTTTCGTTCTATGATTTACAGCAGCATTATTCTTTTGTAATTTATTTTTATTTTCTGCCAAAGGCTCTTCTAATGGTGCTTCTCCACCTGCTTCTGCTCCACCCGCTTCTGGAGGCATTTCTCCACCTGCTTCTGCTCCACCTGCTTCTGGAGGCATTCCCATATCCATTCCGCCACCCATAGCTCCTAAGCCACCGCCACCTGTAATTCCTGCTCCAGCTCCTGCATCAGCTCCGCCCGCATCAGCTCCACCTGCAGGTGCACCACCGGCCGCACCAGGAACCCATCCTGGTTTTCTAAACTTTCTATCAAGGTCAGAAAATATTCCCGTTTCCATATACTCATCTGGAGCACCCTCGATTTCAGTAAACATTTTACGTTCAATCTTTTTCTGTCTAATAATTTGTTTTATTTCAGTTTCAGAGAAACCCATAATATATTGCATAGCCCAAGTATAAGATACCGGAGATGTTGCATCATTAGTAAACATTGCTTGAAACACTTCCATTCTTGATTTCATTGTTTCCAACTTAAGCAATTCTTGTTGAGAAGAAGGATTGGCAAGCGTTATTTCAAAATTATTTATATCATCTTCAAGACCAAGAAGGTATAGATGTATATTTGCAATTCTTCTTAATTCAATAATTAAAAACTGTTGCAATCTGTTTACTGTTCTTGAAAATCTTAAATCTGCCTGAGATAATGCTGAACCTCCCGGGATTGTTTCTGCATAATTTAAATAAGGTTTTGGAACTTTAAGAGCTGCAAATAATTTATTTTGTAAATATTCTATATCAGCAATATCTCCTAAATTAGAAGCTCCCGGTAAAGTTTCAATACGCGAACTTTTATCACCTCTTACTGGAAGAAAATAATCTTCTTCGTAAGTGATTGGGCTATATTTTAAATTGATATTACCAGTACTTGGGTCTACCATTGGAGCCTTCTTTACTTGAGCCTTAGCTTTTTCCATATACTGAGGTACATCAGCTGGGTCAATATTTCCAACTTCAATATAATAAACTCTTCTTTCTGGAGCTCTAACACATCTGTATACAAGCATAGCATCTTCTGCTAGTTGCAATTGTTTCCATAATTTTCTTGCAGGGTCCAAAACCGAACGGCCATATGGCAATCTTGTACTATCAGTTAATATTCTAAAATGAGCAACTTGCCATTCTTCAAAAAACATATTTCCAACATCCCATCTAAATACACTTCTTCCAAGTTTTAAATCTGGATTGTCTTCTCTATGCATTTCAGCAACTGGAAGTTGAATAATGTCATAAATTCCTTGAGTTTGGTCTGTTTCTAATTTTAAAAATAAATCACCATATTTGAAAAGTTCTCTTGCCCAAAAACCAAGGTTATAATTAACATTAAGAACATTATAAAACAAATCTTGTAAAACTTTTTTAACTCTTGAATTGTCGCTATATATCGCTACAATTTCTCCGCGCTCATTTTTAGTAACACATTCATCTGCTAAAATATCAAGCGCCGCAGAAACTTCCGGAGAAAAATCCATCGCTCTAAAATCCAAATAAGAAGCAAGTCTATCTGCTTCATAATAAAGAGACCTTGAATAAAGGTCTTTTGCAACTTTATTAGATTGTATGTCTAAAAAATCCTGTTGTTTTTGTTGTTTAGACTCGAATGGATTTGACACAGTCGGAGTATTTGTTAATACGCTTCTTTCCGGTTTAGTCGCATCTTGTCTTCCTCTTCTAAGGGCTTTAAATACCCCAGAAAATATACTATCATCATAATTTTCAGCCATTTTTCTTATATATTATTAATTACAAATTAACCATTTTTTACACCAAAGTAAACCATTACCCAACTATTGGACCCAATAACCAATTCAAGCCATTATCTGGGCCCTGAGAGTCTTTTTTAACCTCATTTTGTACATTAGCAGGTCTTCCAACTCCATTACTTGAGTGATAGCTTATGGAGTCCAACATTGCCTTGTAAAATTCTTTGCTCTTAAATACGTTATCAAATTCAGTATCCCTCATAAATAAACCTATCGCAAAAGCAAAAATAAGGTCATCATGATAACCGTCAGCATGTTCCGGTTTCTCTCCTTTGTTTATAAATGTTCTAAATTCTGTAAGTAATCTTTTTGAATTTATTTTCACTTCACTATCTCTCATGTATTTTACTAAACAATTCATAAGTAAAGGTCTTGTTCTTGGGGTTGTTTGAAATCCCGGTATCTCACTATCAGGGTCAATAGAATTAATGCCACCATATCTAACATAAATTTTCTTTATTGATTTAGAATGATGAATTTTATCATAAGGATATTTTAATGTATTCCTGAGAGCAAGCGTAGTTACTAATCCGTGATTATTTCCCTCAATAGAAACATATGCCATATTATAATCTGTTGCAACTCTAAAAACCAATTCAGCAAAAATGTCTGGAGGTATTTTTCCTTGAAATTCTGCTACTTGAGTTAGTGTGTCAGCATTAATTACTTGTAGTGTTGAAAAGTCATGACTGTCACCTCTTGAAACGTCTCCTCCTATTATGTAATTAGCTTTTGGTATAGGTTTTTCCCAAACATAAAAAGTCGTTTCTCTATTAGTAACAAATCTTTCTTCAGGCTCTTTGTAATCATAATAACAAACAATCTTAGCGTCAGCACAGTTTTTTTCGTATTTGTCTATAATCCAACTTTCAATAACAACTGCAGCTGAACCTTCGAAAGACAAATCTAGCTCTTGAGCTATTTTTACTTTATCATATTTTAATAATGCACACTGCTCTTCATACCAAGGACTCCACCAAAACTTTCTTCCATGTTCATCATATCTCTCTTCTGCTTCTCGAGCATAATATGGATGTTGACTCCAATGAACTTCTGTTCCAACAAAAGCTTTTTTTCCAGTCTTTTGTTTTTTTATTGTTTCAGTCCAAGTTGAATGATATAATCCACCGGTACCATTAGGTGTTGAAATCATTATACATTTAGCATTTTCAGAAGACAAAGCCAAACCGGCCGCCATCCAAATCTCTTCCGCATTTTCAATAAAAGCAGTCTCATCCAAAACCAATAAAGTCAACGTTTCACCACGACCCGCATTTCCGCCAGAAGCAACGGCTTTACACCAACTACCATTAGAAAATACAATTTGTTGAGTATTATTTGTTGGAACTTCATCTGGTCTTAAAAATGGAGGTAAGTAATCTAAAAATTGTTTTACAGAACCCAAAAACCTTCTTGCTCCAGCACCGTCATTGGCAACAATTAAAATTCTTTCATTTTCATTAAACAACATTTTCCAACAAACATAACCAGATGTTATAACGGAAAGTCCTGTCTGGCGTGCCTTAAGAATAATATTATTCTTATTTGCATCATAACTTTTTAACACTCCTTTTTGGTAGTCAAAAAGACTTAATGGTGCAATAGTATTTTTTGTTATATCAAATATATAACCGTAGGTATTTAAAAAATAAACTGGGTCTCTCGCACACTTTATAAATTCTATCGTTTCTGCTTGTGTCATTATAAATAAATAGGTAATTATTTGGCTTTTTCAGGTAGAATTTAAGGAAAATCAACTATTTTCCTCTGGAAATGCGTAAGCGAAAAAATTAACAGAAATAATAGGCTTCCCATCTATTATACATATAGATTCAAGAGAACATCCTCTCAAAGACAATACTGGACTATATTTGCTTGGATTTAGATTAAAGAAAAACATATCTATTCCATATGTACTTTTTTCCAATTGAATAGATTTATTAATCCATTTATGAAATTCAGTTGAACCATTATTATCAATTGATTCCACTACTCTCATTTTTATTGGCTCAAAATCTTCTGAAAGGTTTCCAGAAACATCTTTTGATAATTTTCTATTATATCTTATTAAAGATTCATTTGTTAAATTATAAAATTCTACAATTAATAGTGATTCTTTATTAGATTTGTAAGAACAAAATTTCAATCCATATAAATCTTTTTTTGTAGGGTCTACAAATTTTTCTACAAGAACTTTTCTGGTATGAATGTTTTCAAAATGAAATTTCATTATAAACCAACATATATAGTTGCTCCTCCGGCCAATTCGCTATCAATTTTTACAATATATATATCAGACATATAAATAACTCCGCTAATATTATTTAATGCTCTATATTGATGATAACCATATGTAGAAGATGAAAACGAAGCACTGAAAGTACCAGTTGATGCGTCTGAAAGATTTATTGATAATGTTACTGCCGTACTAGCAGAGCCGTTTATAAAAAAAGTTTTATTAAATGTGGTAGCAGACAATGGATTTCCATCCACATCTAACGACATGATATTCTCATAAATTGTTTCTCCGGTCCTGATATCCATTTGTTATAAATAGTTATTTTTTAAAGTATTGTTCTCTTAATTCTTTTTTCGCTTTTGTAAAGTTCCAAGCATCTATGGCGTGTTGTTTTTGACCAAAAAAGAAATTCAACACTTTACTGAATTTCTTTCCAGATGGAACAAGTTTATTTTCAATCTCCAACTTTCCAGTACTAGCTGATACTGAGATGTTTTTTTGATTAAATGTTGTATTTTCCTCGGTAGTAATTATGTCCTCAATTATCTCACCATTAACATTCCAGGTCAAATCTAAAGCATAAGCTGATTCATAAAACAAATGACCTAAAGCTGCAGCAAACCCATCAATCATTCTCCACCAAAATTTAAAAAACATCCATTTATCTTTGCGGGTTATTGACATATAAATAGAATATCCTAATGAATAGAGTGTACCAATAGACCACATTAATGTGGTTACGAGTATTGCCCAAATAAGTGCCCAAAGTCCTTGAAATAATTCTTTCATATTTTTAAAATGTTAATTGTTCTATTACTGCTGTTTTTATCCCTTCAGTCAAATAAGTTTTTGTTGATGCACTTACTGCATCTCTTAATGGTTGAGTATAGCCTTGAGTAAAATATTCCATTTGAGTTTTAACTGATGTAAGCATATCAAATGCATATGTTTGATTTGTTGGCTCTCCGTAAATTGCTTTTAGGCCATCCAACAAGGAAGTTTTTGCAAATGAAAGCATATTACCCCTTCTATCTATACCTTCTTGAATTGCTTCTTCTGAGGTATAATATTTTTTGAAACTTAAAGTTAATCCTGTTGTGCCATCATTTAAAATCCAGTTGCAGGTCATATCTCTATATTGAACAAGACCTATTACATCTCTGGTATAATTTCTAAATTCAGAAACAACTAAATCACTATATGTTTGAGAAGATGGAATATAATTTGTATAATATTCTACACTTTTAAGTTCACCTTTTACAATTGTTCTTTTTTTATTAAATCCCAAAATATCATAATCAATCTTTGAGGGGTTTTCATTAGAGTCATTTATTTTAAATTTCTTCGATTCACAATAATTTGGGTCATAAACATAATTTGAAACAAGGTCAGTTAATACACCTTGTTCTTGAACGGTTAGATTAACATAAAATCCAAGTTCAACAGAGGTTTCGTATCCAGTAATATATCCATCAATTGATTGACCTTCATATGTAGCAACCAATATTTTGTTCATTTGAACATAAATTTCATCAAGTAATTGTTCTTGATTATATTGAGGTATGTTAAAATTATATATGTCCATTTTAAACTAAGTTTGCATTTAATATTCCTATGAATGTTAGATTTTTATTTCTAGCTGTTACAGTTCCTGTTGAAGCTGACATTTGAACTTTTATTATATCTCCGTTTGTTACACCTGTAACATCACAAGCTATAGACACAGTTCTAATGGCTGCATTTAAAGAAGCGCCTGCATTTGTTAAAGTTGTTAATGCTCCAGAAATTTGAGTACCATTTAAAACAATTCTGAAAGTTGAACTGCCGGCGTTATTGTTATTAGAAAAATCTCCAGCAAAATTAACATAATACGTAGTTGCTGATGAACCTAAATTTCTTGTAGTTAAGGTCATACCAGATAAATCTACCAAAGCTCCTGTTGCAGTTGGAGTTGTTGCTTGATTTGATACAGATTGTAAATCTAATTTTGTCGCTCCTGTTCCAGTAGGAGATGCTTGCCATGTACCATTTCCGCTTGCATCTGAAGTAAATAAATATCCATTTACAGGATTTGTCGGTATCTTAACATTTGCAAATATAGTTGTTGTAGCACTTAATGTAGTTGCAGATAAAACTCCTGTGTTAACTGTTCCGGTAAATGTTGCACCAGATAAATTTGCCTTAGTTGTTAATTGCGAATTTATAGATGTAATATTTGCAGGCGTTGCAAATAAAGTACCTAAATTTGTGCTTCCAGAAAATATCGTTCCGCCACTTAAAGTTGTTGAGCTTAAACTTGGAGCATTAACTTGTCC